CAGTGTTAGAAACAGCACCTTGCTCAGCAACCTTGTAGATTGTTCTGATGACTTCTCTGTTGATCTCAGCAAGGATCTCAGTAGAGAGGATGTTAGCAAGTTCTGCTTCAGCATTCAGACCATGGATGGCTCTGAGGTCCTGAGCAAGCTCCAGTGAGTACTCAGCCTTCAGGGCTCTTGACTTGGCAGTTACAGTGACTTTCTCAATTGAGAATGCCATCTGGTTGAAGGCACCATCAGCATCTACTGTGCCAAGGGCTTCTGCCTCACCAGTGGTCATGCCAGTGCCTGTGTTATAAGCCTGGTTATCACCAGCACCACCAACAGGGTTCAGTACAGATGGATTAGTTCCACCTTGTGAAGTTGTACCCATACCAACAGCCTGCTGAGCAGCAGAGTTGGCAGCAGTAAGACCCAGTCCAACATTCTGCCCAGAGAATGCTGTATCTACTTCATCGAAGAAGGTTTCTGAGCCAGATTGAGAATCCTTTCTGGATCTCATTGCAAAAATCAGTCCAGTAGGACCATTCATTGGTTGAACACCAGCCAGGTCATATGCAACCAGGTTAGGCATTGCACGTCTGATCAGGGAGATCAGAACAGGGTCAAAACCAGCTACTGGACCAGCAGCAGCAGCACCACCAGTGAATCCACCTGTGCCTGCACTATTAGTAGCAGATGCAGCAGGAGGTCCTTCCATCAGGTTCATACCTGATCCAAATGCTTGCTCTTCTTTTAAAAACTTTTCTTGGTTCTCTAACAGGACAGCGGTGACTGCTCTTCTATGTGAATCTTTGATTGGATCAAGACCTTCATAGTCGAGAAGTGGACTCCACTTTTCCTGCAGATGCTCTGATTGGAACATTTGCTTTTACCTTAATTTGTTTACGTTTGAATTAATGTTAAATTCAGTTACCTTTAAAGGCACCCAGAGTTCTGAGATAGGCATCCATGCTACTAGTAGTAGGAGCAGGAGTGCTGTCTACACCCTCAGAGAGGGTCTCAGGTGTTGCCTTAGCTGTGGTTGTTCTGGAGAAGTATGACTCCTTCAGGGTTTCCAGCTTTTCACGATATTCTTGCTCACTTTCAAACTCTACACTTTCGGCAAGTGAAGCGAGCTTCTCTTTCTGAGTGTCTGCAAGACCATCAGAAACTTGATCTAAGATTCCTTGAGCAGAAGACTCAGCAAGTCTCTTGTTCAGGGTGATATTCTTATCGATCTGCTCGTTGAGCTTGGTTTCCATTTCATCAAGTTTGTCTACCATATTCTCGAGGACATCATACTTATCTTCAGGGATTGTTACATAATGTTCTTCAAAAAGACCCTTCATTCCTGAAAGGAATGATTCAGTCATCTCAGTTTTGAGTCCTTGCTCTACAGCAAGCTCATTTTCTACCATCCACTCTTGAGCAACATACTCAAGATAGGAATCTACTCTCTCTTGAAGTGAACCTTTCAGTTCCTCAGTTGCTTCAGTAATTCTGGCAGCATACTGAGCCTCAAGAGCCTCTTGGATTTCTTTAACTTTTGATCCAAGAGCAGCCTCAAAGATTGTTCTTGCTTTTTCTTTGAATTCTTCAGATAGTTCTTCACCACCAAAGAGAGCATCTACATCCTCTTCAATATCATACTCATCAACTGTCTCCTCAGTTTCTTCTACAACCTCATCAGTGACCTCTTGGTCTTCTTCAATGGTTGCTTCAGTATCTACTTCCTCATCTTCCTTCATACCTTTTGGCATAGGATCAGCAGACTTAGCACCTTTTGTTACAATATCCTTGACAGTGGCAAGCTTAGGCTCTTTGAGCTTAGCAGAGTCATCATCAGGTTTGTAATTATAAGGTGTTGGTCCTCCCAGGTCCTCTACAGAACCCAGTTGTGTTCCTGGATCAGCCATAGTGGGCATAGGATCAGCAGGTTTCGCATTGGCATTCACAGCAGTTTTGGATTGCTTTGTGCTTGCCTCCATTTCTTGTAAATCTCCACGAGACATTTGAACTCTCCGATTACCTTATTTAATCTATATTTATTTAGTATTTTAATAACCTCAAAGGTTATTCAGGAACTTATTGAAGAGATCCAGCTTTCTCTCATCAAGTTGTTGTTGAGTGACAAGTGTGTTAATCTCTTTGTATGTTTTAGCAGCATACTTCTCACGAAGCACACCACCATCCCATACCCAATCCTTTCCTTCCATGATTCCTTCAACAAATGCATCAGGTGCTGAAGGATCAGCAACAATATCAGCTGCTGTTGCCAGCATGAAATCATCACCTACAACATTGATTCCTTCTCTTGTAGGTTTAAGTGAACCAATGCCTCTTGATGAAACACCCAGTTTGACACCTTCATCAATCAGATTCTGTGCGATCTTACCCATTGGGGTGCCAAGAATTTTTGCCTTACCAATAAAATTGCTTCCATTTTCTCTTAATGAAACAATCTTATGTGATACTCTATCAAGATTTACAGTTGGACCATCTGGATGACCCAGTTCACCAAGTGCTCTTCCTGAATTTACATGGTTTTCAGTATATCTTTGGACCTCTTTTCTCAGAGTCTCCATTGGATACATTCTACCATTACGATTTTTGATGTCTCCCTGGAGGAATACACCTTCAATATACATTGATTTCTTGCCATTTCTTTCTTCTACAAGAAAATCAACTGATTCTATTTCTTCTCTGATTAGTTTCATAGTACCTCAGGAAACTTGAACTTGTTGGACATATGCTGTGCCTAAACCTGACACATGGAATTTAAGTGATCCTCTTAATTCAGCATGTAAGCTTGAATCAAAAGTATCAGTTACAGATGCTGAATCATGATCAATACTGATCCTTTCACTAAAATAACCTGATGGTCCAGAGGAACTATCAACTGCTGTCACAAGTTTGTGTGTGAAATTGAAGTTTGTCTGACCAGGTGCAGTTAATGTTACTGCATCACCAACACCAAATGGTGACCCTGTCCCTTCAGGAAAATCAATAATTGTTGCTGTGCCAGTAGTCACTCCAACAACTCTTTGTGAGGATGGACGTCCAATGGAAATCTCCTCTGCTCCTGTTGTCCCAACATAAAAATTCAAATCAGTTGCTGTAGGATTTGCTCCAAAAGCAATATGAACTCCATCAGTTTTAGCAACTACTCTAATGGTGTCACTTTGATGTGGGATTGGTGATGACGTTCTACCAACGCCAGGACCATTTAGTATAGTATTAACTCCAACTGGATTAAGGGCGCTCATTATTCCTGATTGACATTGTCTATATTACTTATTTAGTAATTATTCCTCTTCTTCTACCTCTGATTCTGTTTCAACTCCCTCTTCATCATACTCTTCTTCAGAATCACCAAACAGTGATGCTGCTATGTCTGGTCTAGATGTCTCAATCCTCTCTGCTGATTTAGCAAAAAGCATATCCTTAATAGCATCACTGATTTGTGATGGTGATTCATCTTTGACTAGTAAATCAATTAGTTCTTCCATGTTCTAAAAAGTGTTTACTTGGTTACTAAAATGTATTTATATCTCACCACCAGATGGTGTTTCAATTTCATCTCCAGATGCCTCTGGTGATTTAGGTGATGAAGGCATGTTAGGTGGTTGATCAATAGGACCAGTTGTAGTTACTGGTTGACCAGTTGCAGGATCAATTGGTGCATTAGGATCAGGGATAATACCTGCTTTAATTTCTGCATCAATAATTTGATCCTGTTCTAGTATTTCAGAATCAGTTTGACGAAGAATTTTCCTTCTCACATAATCCTTAGAATAATATTTACCAATGTATGGTTCAGCAGTAGCAGCAAGATTTAATCTCTCAGTTAAGAGTTCTGCATCCTTCAGTTCTGCAAAATGATTATCATATAAGTAATCATACTGAATATGATCAGACATCAAATCCCAATCTTCTGGTGTGATTATATTCTTGAGAACTAATTGTGTCTTAAGAATATCATTAAAAAGATGTGAGAATCTCTTTCTGAGTCTTCCTACAAACTTGCTAAATTTGATTTCATCTCTTAAGATTTCAGATGATCTACCAAGACTAAATCCACCTTCTCCCTGCATTCTTGTTTCAGGAACATTCAGTGATCTATAAAGTTTCTTTTGGAAATAATTGATGTCAGTAATTTCACCAAGATTCTGTCCACCAGGAAGTGTTGTGATTTCAGTTCCTCTACCACCCTCTCTTCTGGGTAGCCAAAAATCCTCCATCATAGACATGAACTTTTTGTCATCTCTGACTTCACCAGTGTTTGCATCATAAACAAGTTTATTTCTATAACGCATCATTACATCACGCAGATACTGTTCTGCTTTTACTTTTGGAAGATTACCAACATCAATATAAAAGATTCTTCTTTCAGGTGCTCTTGATAATCTATAGATGACAAGTGAATCCTCAATCATCATCAATTGATTAAGAGGTTTGATAGACTTGTGTAACCAAGATAATGTTGCACCTTTATTTCTATCAACTAAACCTGAGGTGCAGTAGGTAACTGAATCACGTGTCATTTTCACACCTTTTGATCCACCACCACCATAAGAATTACCTGCTCCACCAGTATTACTCTGTGGAGTATAGATGAAAAATTCATCTATTTCAGGGAACTTATAAGTCTCTGGATCTGTCTCAGCACCAGGTCTTTGAACTACTTGAAGTTTATCATTATTTTTTTTAATCTTTCTGACATATTTCATCTTAGAGGCATCAATATATCTAAGTTCTTGAATACCCTCTTCTGGTTTTTTTAGATCAATGACTTTATTGTAGAAAAGTCTTCCATCAATATACCAATTTCTGAATATCTCATGTGCCTTTTTATCAAGATCTAGTAATTCACAAACATACTTAAATTCTTCTCTAATCTTCTTTTTAATACCATCACTAGCATTAAGATTAGAAAGTTCAATTGCTACTGGACTATCATCTGTATCTGATACAATAGCTTCATTTACAATATCCTCAATTGCACTATCACATTCTGGATAAAGTGCCATTGATCTATATCTTCTGATAAGATCTGATTCTGTTTTATAAACTCCCTCAATATCAACATACGAACCAAAAAACCCAGTGCTGACGTAATGCTCAGAACCATCCTGGTTATTAGGTGGAACTGGAGATACTACACTGGGTGGTGTCTTCTCTGAATCATCAATAGAGAATCCAAATAATCTTGCCATTATTACAATACTAGGAGTCTGTGCTCCTAGTATTTATCAAGCATCTGTGCTCTCAACAAAATCATTAGTTGAAAGTGTTGCTGGCACATTTCCAGAAGAATCAATCAGATTAGCAGATTCATGTACTGATACACCATCTGCTTGATATCCAACAAGATAGTATTGAAGAGCAAATGTTACAGTAAATTCTTCAATTGTATCTGTAGAATCATAACTCAGATCAATTGTTGAAATTTCAGTAGGGAACATATCAATAAATGTGTATGTTTTTAAGACAATACTCTTGTTGCCTTTGCCCTCTCTGTTATTGGTATTTTCGAGAGCATTACCTCTACCAAGTTGTCTTACAATAGCATTTGCCATGTAGGATGTGGGATTAGCAATACCAGTACCATCATCAAGTTTACTGATACCATTAGCCCACTTTTCAAAGGCAGTTCTCAGTCTAAAGTCTTCATCATTGATGATAGTTACAGTCCAATCATCAAATGTTCTGTCTCCAGCAACTTTTAGAATTCTGCCTCTGAAAGGAACAGGAATTGATGGTGTATTTGATGCAGGCAACTGAGCTGCCTTACACATGAATGCAAAATCTTCCTGTTCATTCTTTCCCCATGGTGTGTTCTCATATTGATCAATGATCCCTGCAGGGAAGTTAGGCATTTTAACTTCAAATAGATTGGGGCGTGCGCCCCCTCCAGCTAGTTTGGTCTTAAACTCAGAAATTGTTTTAGTATTCTTAGACATTTTTAATAATCTCCTTTGTTGGTGTTAGTTTAATCAAACAGATTCACTAAAAGTGATTCCTGATCTTGTAGCAACAAAGGTCAGGGAAATGTAGTTGATTGACCTAGTGGGTTGGATGAAGATGTCAGCTCTAAACTCATTATTATCAATAACATCAGGTGTGTTATTGCTAGCATCACAAATGACCTTGAAGTTTTCAATACCTCTATTTGCCTGAATGTCTCTCAGGAATGGAGTTACAATATTGACAAAGTTATCTCTTGTGTCACTATCATTTATTTCAAAGAGTTGTGATTGAGCTGCACTCTCAAGTGCTGTTTCAACAGTGATAAAGAGTCTTCTAACATTGATTCTATCAAAAGCAGAAGCATATGAAAGACCAGTTTTATCTCCAAAAAGAATTGGACCAGAACCCTGACTTACAATAGGATTAATTCTTGCAGAATAGAGTGTATCTCTCTGATCCTTGTCAGGATTGTATGCAAGTTTGACAGCATTGTTTAGAGCACCTCTTTGTGCTCCAGCAGGTGAGAACCAAGGGAATGCATTAATTCCTGTTCTGACCATGAGTCCAGCAATATCACCATTACATGGAAGATATCTAAACTCATCATTGAATCTGTCATAGACATACTTATAACCAGAATCAAATACTGCAAATGATGAAGATGTGAGAGCAGAGAAGAATCTTACAACATTAGTAGTTTGTGTTGTGCTGCTTGTGACATTGACAACATTTGCTCTATGTGGTGAGATTACAGCAATACAATCCTTTCTAGAGTTAGCAAGAGAAATCAAGAGATTAGCTTTTGCTTGTGATTCTAGTTCAGAACTGCAGCTTGGACCCATCAGGAGGAAATCAACAGATTGATCATCCTTATTACTGTACAACTCATATGCAGTCTTAAGATTTCCAAGAGTTGCTGCCATTCCACCACTAGCAGAATAATCAACACCACCTGCCATTGTGTATGTTACAGGTCCAATTCCAGAGAAGGTGATAGCTGCAGCATTTTGTCCCCAAAGACCAGCACTAATTGTGTTAGTAGTGTAGTTAGCAGAGAAACCTAGTGGTGTTGGAACTGTACCATGTGATGTATCAGCATCAGTAGAAGGATTATCTCCAACAAAAATATATGCTGAATTGTTGGACACATACTTCTTGTAGTATGATCTTACTGGATTTGCAGCATCAAATGTGGCATCTGCTGCTTTAGATACTCCATTATACTTTTCAAGTATATTACTCTCAGAACCTGTGATACCACCATTGTCATCAACAACAGCAATATTGATAGTGTCAAATCTTCCACCTCTTGTGGCAGCATAATTACTTGTTCTTGGTCTTGGAGCAATGCTCTTCCACAGAACAGTTGAATTTGTCAATCCAAGAGTTTGTTGATCATACCAATCAACCTGAGCAGTTACAGAAGTTGTAGCAGATGAAGTTGGAGAAGCATCTGTTCCTGAATTAACAATGCTGATTGTTCCTGATGAGGGGAATGATGCACCAAGATTATTTGGTTCATAATCTACATTTGTAACAGTTGTTCCAGTTCCTGATTGCTCTACTCTAGAAACAACCTTTACATCAATTGTGCTACTTCCAGATGAGTCTGTGCTAACTCCAGTGATGATTCCTTTCAAATATCCTGTGAAAGTTGATGTAGTTCCACTTCCAGGAATTGTTGTGTTGATGCCCATGGTTACACCAAAACCAACAGTAACACCAGCACCAGCAGGATTAGCAGTGTTAAGAGTTAGTCTTTGGTCTGCCTGACCATCAATCTGACAGACTTTAATTCCATTACCCCATGCACCAGGGTTTCTTGCAGCATAGTAGTACTCAGTTGATTCTGAGTATGCTGATTCATATTCGTCAAAGTTTTTAATCTTCAGAGAAGAAGATGATGCTTCATCAGTTCCTGCATTGGCATTATTCAGTGTTGTTCCATCAACTCTTGTTACTGAAAGAACACCACCATATGACAGGAATTCTGACCCAGTCATCCAATACTCATACTGTCTGTCAGTAGAGAGAGGTTTACCAAACGTATCAATATATTGCTGTTGACTTGTAATTCTAATTGGTTCTTCTACAGGACCTAATCTAAAAGGTCCAGCAAGAGCGCCAGTAGTATCGACAACGTTTTCAACTCTTCCTACAGTTAGGTCAAGCTCTCTGACTAGTACGCCAGGAGACAATTGAGGAGTTGCCATATTCTTCTCCTAAGTTCTCATTTTTTACTAAAATTATTTAGATATAATAGCACTTTGAGTGGGGAAACCAGGAGTGAACTACCAATCTGGATAGTAAATATCAACAACTTTGTCCTTTTTCTTGGATTCAAGTATTCTTTTTACAGTGCATAATTTGCATTCATAAGAATATGATGATGGCACAGCACCTCTATTTTTTCTAGTCCTGTAAAAACCATCAACAAGATTTTTAACTTCTCCACATTTTCTACACCTCCTGTCATTGAGAAGTAAGTGACCTAATTTAAGTTGTCCGTCTATATCCATCACCTATAATCCCACATGTGTGATACATCACCATACTCATCAGTAAACCATCTGTCACCCTCATTGTCAACAAAGCTTGAGGTATCAAGTCCATCCTCAATAAAACCAAATGGTGCCATATCTTGTTCAATTTGATTTTTCTGGTCTTCATATAATCTTTT